CCGCACGGAGGTCAACCGCTCAATCAAGGACTGGCGCGCCCCCCAGGATTCCGGCAAGTACGACGGTCCACCAATCGACGAGGTACGGGCTACGCTCAACCAGCGGCAGAACGAGCGCACATCTGTAGCGGTCGAGAAGAACGAACTCGCCAACGCCATCGCCACCGCCGAGCACAAGAAGACCAACTTTCTGCAGAAGGCGAATGAGGCGCAGGCGAAGATCGTCAACGAGCAGAAGGAGCGCGAGACGGTCGCCGCGGCTGCTTTGTCCAAGGCTGCCATCAAGAAGTTGGAGAGCGAGGCCGCGGGCGCAGAGAGGGCTGCTCAGTTGGAGTCCGACATCCTCACCCGGTCAACCGCTATCGCCGCGTATAAGCGCCAACTGGGGGCCGTGCAGACGCTGGGCAAGACTCCCAAATGCCCAACATGCTTTCAGGCCATAACGCCTGATGTGATCGACGAGATTGGCGTTCCTATCCTTGAGACCATTGCCAAGCTCACTGAGCAGCAGCGCGCCGACCAAGATGCGCGTAAGGAACTCGGCGACCCCGCCGGCGCGCAGAAGAAGCTCGATGCGGCCAAGACGGTTGAGCAGGATCTGCAGCGCATCGACAAGCGCATCGCGGATCTGGAGCGCCAGGTCAAGAGCGCAACCGAGGAGGCCGAGAAGATCAACCCGGAGGCTTTGCCAAAACCTGACTCTCTCAACGAGAAACTGGCCGACCTCGACGGGCGCATCCAGCGCGGCACCGGATTTCTCGAAGCAGCCAACCGGGCCGATGCTCTCAAGGTGGACGCAGACAGGGCCAACCAGGCCAAAGCACTGCTGGACGCGGAACTCGCGCGCTTGGAGCGGCTCGTCACCTACTTCGGACCCAAGGGCATCAAGGCGGAACTCATCTCGCAGCACATTGGGAGCTTCGAGCAGCGGATCAACGTGGCACTGGCGAAGTGGGGATACTCTTGCTCCCTGTCGATCGAGCCATGGAGTTTTGTTGTCAAGCGCGTGGGCAGCCGGTACGCGGCGCAGCTCCATCAACTCTCTCGCTCGGAGAAGATGCGGTTTGCCAATGCGTTCTCCGTGGCACTGGCCGTGGTGTCCGGATGGAACTTCGTGATCCTCGACGACTCCGAGACCATCATCGGCGATGATTCCGTGGCGCTGCTGAGGCTGGTCTACGAATCGGAGCTGGACCAGGCAATCATCCTCATGGCGACCGTGGACGAGCGCGTGTCGCATAAGCCGGGGACGTGCTTCGTGGCGCTAGACGAGTCCATGGAAGAGGAAATCTCCACCACGCACGTAAGACAGTTAGCCAGTACGCCGGAGTAGCTCATGCCAGCCTTTAGCTTCAAGAAGCAATTCGTTGCGCCGATTCAGGCAGGGACCAAGAAGCACACGATCCGTGGCGAGCGGAAGGATGGGCGGGTTCCTGCCAAGGTCGGCGACGACCTCTCTCTTTTTTGCGGAATGCGGACGAAGGGATGTTTCCGCATTCTGCCCGGGACCGTGCCCTGTACGAAGGTTGAGCGGATTACAATCGAAGACCTTAACTACCACTGCGACGAAATGTACACCCGCCGAGTCTGTATCGACGGAAATCTGCTGGACCGTAGCGAATGTCAGCGGCTCGCACAATCAGACGGCTTTCCAGACTTCGGCAGAATGATGATGTTCTGGGAAGGCCGTCTTCCGTTCAAGGGTCATATCATCCACTGGAGGTAGCCATGCCAATCCGCCCTGAAAACCGCGCGCTCTACCCGAAGGACTGGCCTGCAATCAGCAAGCGTATCCGATTTGAGCGGGCGCAAAGTCAGTGCGAATGGGTAGACGCATGGGATCAGGAAGACGACTCTCCAGACATTGAGCGGCGCTGCCAAGCCAAACACGGGGAGCGGCATCCAATCACGGGTTCTAAGGTGATTCTCACGGTAATGCACCTCGACCATGATCCAACCAACTGCGCAGACGGCAACCTGAAAGCCGCCTGCCAGTGGCATCACAACATGTACGACCGCGAGCACCGCAACGGCACCAGGCAGAAGACGATGCGGGCCCGGAAGAATACGCTGGAGATGTTTGAAGCATGAAAAGCTCAATCAAGGCCGGAACCCTCTTCCCCAAGGAAGCGCACAAGTCGTGGATGGAAATCACCGGCAGCCGCTACCGGAGTATGTGCGAGCGGTTGAAGAAGAAGGGACTGCCGGCGCCAACATTCAACCTGTACGAGTTCAGGCAAGACATTCTCTCGGTCCAAGGCGGCAACGACGACGGGCCGATACAGTGCCGGTACTGCAATCGCTGGTTCACGCTGGCGGAGTGCGACGTTGACCATGGGACACCACTCGGCCGCGGCGGGTCTTCGGGGCTCGATAATCTCGATTACCCGTGCGCCCAGGACAACGACCGCAAGGGAGGACTCACGGTCGCCGAGTACACGGCTCTGCTGGCTTACCTGAACACGGTTCACCCTCTGGCCCGTCAGGATGTGTTGTCGCGGCTGGAGAAGGCCAACAAGCTGGCTGCGGCAGCCAACCGGACGCGGATGCTGATGGCCGGATTAGCGGCGGTTGAGGGCAAGAGCAAGCCCGAGCAGCGCGTCGTCGAGGAAGAAGAAGATCCTTTGGGGAAGTTTTAGGCGTGTCCGCTTGCGAGACGGCGGGCGCGGGTGAGGGGGAGCGGTGAGCATTTACTACGATCATGGCGGGATTCGCATTTACCACGGCGATTGCAGGGAGATTCTGCCCACGCTGCCCAAGTGCGACCTGCTGTTGACTGACCCTCCGTATGGCTTGGGCGCAGCTCGTAAAGATGTCATGGGGTTCGGCTATAAGCGGGGAAAAAACGGCATGGGCGGCAAAAACCCTTCAAAGCGAGACTACGGAGACTCTGCATGGGACGACGTCGCTTGCGATCAAGAGTTGATCGATTTGTGCCGCGATTGTTGCAGTGAGCATGTTATCTGGGGGGGCAACTATTTTGCGCTTCCGCCGACCAAATGCTTGTTTGTTTGGGACAAGTTGCGCGGAGATACCGACTTTGCGGATGGAGAGGTTGCCTGGACGAGCCGCGACCGGGCGATGCGGATATTTCGCTATCGATGGAACGGATTCCTAGTTGACCCTACATCCACCGACGACCGCGTCCATCCTACTCAGAAGCCGCTTGCATTGATGAAGTGGTGCCTAACCTTCTTTCCCTTGGCTAAGAGCGTTCTAGACCCGTTTATGGGCAGCGGAACAACGCTGGTAGCGGCTAAGAATCTAGGGCGGAAGGCTATCGGTATCGAGATCGAGGAACACTACTGTGAAATTGCAGCCAAGCGGTTGAGTCAAGAGGTATTCGACTTCGCGGGTAAGGCATAACGGCCGGCAGACGGCAAGGAGGCAGTGATGGCAGAGAAGGACGGAGCGGAGTTGAAGACGTGCCCGATGTGCGACGGGAAGGCATACGCTAACACTGTCAATCGGGATCGATGGCAGGGGAGGTCCGGAGTTTATGTCTCCTGCCAGCGGAAGTCCTGCAGCGTCCATGGGCGCGTCTATGCCACGCGAGCAAAGGCCATCGCCGCATGGAACACCCGCGCATCGGACGCATTGCTGACCGAGCGTGATGCGGAGCTCGCCGCGCAGACGGCCCTGGTGGAGAGGCTGAGGACGGCGCTGGAGAAGATGTGCTCGGACGTGAACCGCAGCGACTACCACGCACGCAGAACAGCTTTTGAACAAGCACGCGCCGCCCTGGTCGCCACCCGCGCACAGGAGCCACAGAAGGAGAGCGCGAGTTGAGCTACCCCGACCTGACTCTCGATTCCGGATTGCCTGCAAATGTCGACGCCGAGCGGATCGTTATCGCCGCGGTCCTGATCGACAACGCCTACTTTACCGAGGCCTCCGAGAAGTTAGACTCTGATGACTTCTGCCTCGATTCCAACCGGCGTATCTGGCTGCGGATCTCAGAGTTGATGGCGAAGCAAAAGGCCGTCGATGAGATTACCCTCGCCGCAGAACTTCGTCGCCATAGAGAACTTGATGCTGTCGGCGGTGTATCCTACATCGCCGGGCTGTCTGAGGGAATGCCGCGGCGACCAGCCATCGGCGATTACGTTGCCGAACTTAAAGACAAGGCCCTGCTGCGCAAACTCATCCACATCGCGAATCTAAGCAGCCAGCGGGCCCAGGACCAATCCGAATCAGCTCAGGATGTTCTCGGCTTCGCCATGGAGCAGATGCAGGCTGCGGCCGAGCAGGGCATATCTTCACCGCTCCAGAGCTTCGGCGCGTTCGTCGAGAAGTCGTATCCATCGGTAGATGCGGTGTTCAAGCACTCGGCACGGTCCCAGGGGCTGCCCAGCGGCTTAAAGGAACTCGACGAGTTGACCTGTGGCTTCCAGCGGAAGGAGTTGATTGTGGTTGCGGCCAGGCCCGCCATGGGGAAGACAGCTGCCGGCCTGTGCTTCTCCGTTCATGCTTCAATCAACCTCGACCAGACGGTTGCGCTGTTCTCGATGGAGATGCGCAAGGAAGCAATTCTTCACCGACTGGTATCCATGCGGAGCACGGTGAGCCTCCAAGACATCCGTGAAGGCCGCTGGACCGATACGAACAAGCGGTACGCACTCGACGCCATGAGCGAGATTGTGAGTGCCCCGCTCTACATCGACGACCAGGCAGGGCAGTCCGTCCAGAAGATCAAGGCTAAGGCCGCAAGGTTGAAGTCTCAGACCGGGCATCTTGACCTGATCGTGATCGACCAGTTGAACTACATCGCGCTCCCGATGGACTCGAAGAAGTACGGCAACCGGAGCCAGGATCTAGGTTTCATCACGCGCGGGCTGAAAGGCATGGCCGTGGAGTTGGATGTGCCGGTGGTGGTGCTGCATCAACTGAGCCGGGCAAATGAGAAGCGGGATGATCGGGAGCCGCGCTTGAGCGACTTGAGGGACTCGGGCGAGATTGAGCAGGATAGCGACGTGGTGATCTTCCCGCACCGTCCGAGTTACTATGACACCAAGGCCGACGACAAAGAGAAGTTGAAGGCGGTCATGCTACTCAGTAAGCAGCGCCAGGGGCCCACTGGCCGGGCTGAGTGTGAGTATGTGGCCGAGAATACTTTATTTCGCAACACCGAGGTAAAAGCTTCACTGTGGTAGCATGGGGTTGTCGGGCGTTGGAAGCGCCGGGCAACTTCAAGGCCGGAGGAGGCCAATCAGTGACAACCCCACCTACACCATCCTACCGTGAAATCCCGCTGACCAGAAATCAAGTTACTCTTGTCGATGAAAGAGACTTTGAGAGCCTGAACGCCTATAAGTGGCATGCCGCATGGTACGCGCACACTCAGAGTTTTTACGCACAAAGGAACGAGCGGGGTACGTGCGGGCGCAGGAGACGAGTTGCAATGCAGCGGTCAGTCCTTGGGCTTGATTTTGGCGATAGGCGACTGGCTGACCATATTGATGGAAACACTCTCGATAACCGCAGATCAAACCTCAGAATCGTCACGCCGTCTCAAAACGCAATAAATAGCCGCGAGCGCAAGAACAACACGACCGGATTTCGCGGCGTGTATCGTGACCGAAACCTCTTCCAAGCCAAGATTCGATCTAAAGGTAAATTATTGTTCCTTGGTATGCGCAGTACGGCTAAGGCCGCATATGAGGAACTATACCTGCCTGCCATCGAAAAGCATTATGGTGAATTTGCGAGGAAGCCATGAACAAGTGGAAGCGCAGAATAGCAACGGCGTGGAAGGTACTGACGGGCAAGCAGTGCCTGCTGGGCGACGCCAAGTCAAACATCGTCTACGTGCAGGCATCAGGGCCGGACGGGAAGATCGTGCAACTCGTCCCATGGCGCGATCAGATTCTGGCGCTGGATAGCAACGGGAGCATCCTGCTGATCAAGTGCGACTATGATCCGTCGATGCCGACAATTCAGTTGTGGATGCAGGAACCGAGGTTAAGGGGATGAGACAGCGATGGAATTGCTGGTTCGGAACGACGTACAGCCGTACTCGCTGGTGGAGCATCAACCTCTGGCCTGCGGTCCAATTCGACTGGATTTGCGGCAATGAGTCGTTCCACATCGAAGCCAAGTGGCTGCTGTGGGAGTTCAAACTTAACACTTTTTGGAAGAGGGAGCCATGAGCATCTTCGATCAGAGTGTAGACCGCGACTACTACCTCCAGCACATGAAAGACACGATGGACTGGGTTGAGCGCAAGCTGCGCGAGGCCGAGGAAGCCGCCGCTCAAGACCCGACACTGCGTAAGACCGGCTACGATGTCGGCATCTACGTCGAGGCGCGCTGGCTGAAGCAGTTGATTGCTGAGTGCGTGGCCAAGCACCAGATGCTTGAAGGGATGCAGCGCAGGATGATCGATACGGCCTGCGCCGGGCTGAACATGATGCCTCAGCCATTCGTCTATCAGGAAGTCAAAAACGACGGCAAGTCTTGAAGCGCACCCGAGTCCGCCAATACGTCGAGCGCCTGACCGGCTGGCGCCGGGCATGGGAAGGCTTGAGGAATCAGGCATTCATCATGCTCGACTACGAGATTTCCATCGAGGATGCACGGAGGATGTTCCCGACTGCCGAGCGGCTGTGGTACAACCGGGGCAAGACGGCAGTTGAAGTGTACGCACCGCTCGAAGTGGAGGTTGACCCGTGGCCGATGAAGTGAAGAAAGCAAACTGGTTCAATCCGTCGCTAAACTGGCGTGAGCGCGGCCTGCCAAAACCGGGGCGGAAGGCGGACTATGCGCGGCTCGTCATCAAGAATCGCTTTGGCTTGACTGAGCGCCAGGGAGTGTTATCGGCCCATGCCTGCGCGACAAGATCGTGCAGTGCGAAGACAACGGCGTTATCCGGCTGATGTTGGGGGTTTCTCGATGAACTACTCTTTCGGCATCCGCTCGGTCCCACCCTGCTCCGACTGCTGGGAAGATGGGCAGTGCTCGATGAACTGCGGACCCGCTGTGTCGCCGACGCAAGTGGCCAACACGCCGAAGGTATCGACCGCTACCTGCGCGAACTGCGACAAGGCAATCCGCAAGGTTGAGGGATTCGGGTGGCGACACGTTGCCAGTCACCGCTACGAGTGTGAGCCAGTGAAGAGAGTGGCGACGCCGCGCTAAGGCTACATGCGCCTGCCGACCCGCCCATGCCCCAGCCTCGCCGGCTCCTCCGAAGTCCGAACCTCTTGGCTGAGCTGGATGCGGTAGATGTTCAGCGAGTGGCCGTCGAGTCCCGACTCCTGCATCGCCCGTAACTTCTCCTCATTCTCGACCGCCTTGGGCTTCTTGCCGGGCTCTAGTTTGCTCTTGAGGCCATAGCGGCAGTTATGGACCAGTATCCCGTTGGCGAAGAACTCGTGTGCGTCTTCAACTTCCAGGTCGTACACGTCCGCGAATCCCGCCGTTTCTAATCCGCAGAGCCGCACGGCATTGGAGGCTGCACGTTCGCACCTTGTCGTAGAGATTCCTGAGAACAACATCGCCACAAATGACGCAAGCGACCTCGACATAATCAACTTGATTGTCTCGGCGCCACTTTGACTTGCAGGCGTTGGAGCAGAATCGCTGATTTTCGCTTCCTTGGAAGTCTCCATTGCAGCAATGACAGACTTTTGGAACCAACTTCTTTTCACCGAATTTACATACCTTGGCGTGTCCTCTGTGCCACTCTTTTCCAGCAGGGGAGTTGTGCCAATCTTTTGCTGCGAGGGAGGCTTTAGCCATATTGATCTTGGCTTGGGCGAGGCGCTCAGGGCCATGCTTGGCCGCATGTTGCTTCGGAGTGAGGCACTCCAGATCGTCAACATTCGTAGTGCTCTTTGGACAGCGTTCCTTATGGTGGATGTGCATCCGACTTGGGATACGACCGAAGGTTTGAATCCATACCTGCCGATGCAAGAAACCTTTTCCACAAGCGTAGTACCCATCCTTGCGGATTTTGTAGACATCGCCGTTAAATTCAATGAACTCCACGACATAAGTTCATCACCGTAACGGACAGTATTCAATGGCAAAAACCCCCTGTCTGTCCAGAATTCATGGTCGGGAGTGCAATGTATTTCTCTTCCATCCGAGAACAGTGCGCGAACTATTGGCGCGCCCGCGCGGTTCTTCCAGGCATTGACCACGCGCCTCCACCCTGAGCGCGTCATCACGTAATCGTTCCACCGCACCTGCTCGATCGGAACCTGCCCGCGCGCGGTCCAAATCAGCGTCCCGGCGACAAAGCAGGAGTCAAGACAATCCATTTCGATCTTCGCCGCGCCGATATCGGTTTTCAGAATTACTTCCAGGCGTTTTGGATCGCGCATAGCGAGCGGGATAGCCGACACCAGCTCAACACAGTTGGCCGAGATCAGCCAAACCTCTTCGCCGCGCTGCCCTTTTCGCTTGGTCGCCAGCATCAACTTCGACATCAAACCCCAGCCGCCCTCAAGGTCGTTGTCAGCCGCTCGCGGATAAGGCATCTCGGACGCCATAAGAATCTCGCCCTCGGTCTGGGCGATGGTGTTCTTGCTGTTCTTCTTGCCGAACGCATCAGGCGAAAGAAAGAAGTCAGACAATTGCTTCCGCTCGGTTTCAGGAGTCAACTCTACGATCTTCCGAGCGATATCTTCCTCGTCCAACTCTCTGCCTCCACCAGAGTCCGGAGCCGCCTCGCCACCCGCCACGTACTCCCGGTAGGTGATGATGACCTTGAGAGCGTAGCGCACGTCCCAGCCGAGAAACTTCTTAATCTCCATTGGAGACATCTCGCCCATGGCATGCCAGTAGGTGATGCAGTAGTGGCCGCGGGCCCAGTCCTGCGACAGCCACCGCTCCCACCACGGCTTAATCATCTCCCGAATGTCTTCCGGCGGCCGCACGCTGGCGTTACGGTCAAATGATCTGGTAAAGTAAGCGCCTTCGAGTGAATCCCACGAGCCGTCGAAGTCGCGCGCGACCAGAGCCTCATCTTGGCTAACCAGGGCTTTACCGTAGTCCGAACGGGTTGCGCAGTATTCGCGCCGCTTCGAGATGGGCCAGGAATAGTAATCCTCGACTGTCAGACCATCGGCCTGGAGCGCCGGCCGGACCCACTCGCAGTTGTCGTAGGGGAAGAAGTGGACGAAAGCAAAAGACTTGGGATCTTCGCGCTCATTGAACTCATCGTCGTGGAACTTCTTGCGTAGGAAGCCGATGCCCACGCCGCCCATGTTGAAAGCAAGGATGAGCTTGCATGTGCCTTCGGGAACGTCGGGCCAACGGACGGCTTGCTTGATTTCGCGGAGTTCCTCTTCCGTGAATTGCTCGGCCTGGTCAACGGCAATATCGAAATAGTTGGCGGACCGGAACCGGCGGATCACATCATCGAGAGTTTCGGCGTAGTTGAACTCAATCTGAGATGGTGCGCCATTCGCAAAGGGTAGAGTGATCTTGCGGTCGCCTTTGTGGTAGCAATCTCGCAACTGGGGCCACGCGCGCAGCATGGCGTCCTCGTGGTACTTGCGCACCTGGTCTGAGTTGCGCATGACGATAGTGCCGAGAGTGCCTGGGTTGGCTAGCCGCCGGGCCAACATGACGGACTGAACGCAGCGGGACTTTGCGCCGCCGCGGCCGCCACCTCCCCCGATCCACGTCGCATCATTGCCTTCGGCTAGGTCGAGAACATCGCCCTGTTTGGGCTGGAAAACTAGAAGTGGATTATAGAGAGGGGTCGGGGTCTGCGCCATCGCTCTCCTTCTTGCCGCTCAACCGGATCAACTGAAACGCCATCGGCGCACCATTCGCCCCGGTGTTCTCTACCTTCTCCTTGAGCATGCCGAACCGCTTGTAGGCTGTGCCGAGTAGCGTAGCCTTCACCGCCGCCGGCGTCTTCTTGCTGTCCAGCAGCGCAACCGTGTGGGAGTCGAGCAAGTCCTCGGTGAGCCCGCGAGCTCGTGCTCTGATTTCCGCCTTGGCTTGCTCGATCTGCTCGAGCTTCGCATCGATGATTTCGCGCACGGACGGCTTGCGCCAGTAGCCACGGAGTATCTCGGCGTCAAGTCCAACCATCTCCGCCACCTTGGTCACCGTCTTCGTATGGTCGCGGGCCGGGAGGTCAAGCCAGCACTCGATGGCGAGCTGAACCTTGGAGGGCAGGTGGATGACGTTCTTTACTTCCATGTTCGCTACAACCGTAGGGGTTCGCATGCCAGCAGCCGCCTCGGCCGCCTCGCCCCTGACTCTCTCCTCGGTCGCAGCGTCGTCCAGCCGCTTCTGCTCTTTGGCTGCCTGTCTCTCTGCCCGCGTCGTGCGGGGCTTTCCTGTGCTGGTGAATCCGCGCGGTGCTGCCTCTCCCGGTTTACGTCCATTCGGCATTTCGGTCCTCCAGTCTTTCTATGCTACGGGCTTTCCTTTGAACTTCGGTTTAGGGTTTAGAGCGTCCTGGTAGGCCTTCTTGAGCTTCGCCCGTTCCTCGGGGTCGTTGGTGAAGCTGTCGATTTCCCCTTGCTTGCGCTCAATCTCGGGGCGAATCTCCTTCTTCTCTTCCGGCGTCGCCGCGATGTAGACGTTGATGGCCTGATCGACGTGTAGGGGATTCACCGCAGCCAGCAATGGCGACCGGCGCGCATAGAACCGAGCTTTGGTAAGGTCGTCCTCGGACAGTACACCAGCCGTCTTGTAGGCTTGCTCGACGCTCTTGTCTGTCTTCCCTGCGCGGATCAGGTCTTCGACAACGTGCATGGCTCGGGACCGCTCAGTTTGCTCTTTCGTCCTGGTCCCCGCCGGCCGGTTCGTCTGGCTGTACTCCCGCGCTTTGTTGAGTGCGTCGGAGTTCTGGATGAAGGCCGGAGCTTGATTGAAGCCGAAGAAACTCTCGGCAACTAGAGCCGGATTATGGATAGCGGTTTGGATCATGGACCATGCATTGTCCTGTGCGCCTCTTTCTTCGAGGAGATGGGCTGCGCCTGTGGCCGAGAAGGGCAACTCCTGCTTTGCTGCCCACCCTGCGAACTCTTCGGCCTGCTTGGGCGCTGAGTCGTCCGTGTGCCGAATCTCGGTGCGGTAAAAGTCTTGGTTGTTGATCGCTTGCCCGATGACATTCCAGAGCGGCGCAATCTTGTTGATGGCCGTCTGTTCCGGGTGCTTGACGAAACTCACGATCTGGTCCGCGTATCCAGCGATGGAGTGCATGATGCCGTGTGAGTCCTCAATGTAGAGGTAGTCCAGTGGTTTTTTGGGAAGGTGCCCAGTGCACATAAATGTGCCCGACGCCCCAAGTATCGCCGTGCACAGGAACGAACTGAGAGCGAATGACATCTTGGGAGTGATCCTCGCCTCTTTCCCATGGCCGGTAGCGACAAGCCCAGCAGCCTTCGCGGTATCCACGATGGCGCCACCATAGATTCTCACGTCGCCATTGGTGTATCCAACAGCTCTGAACGTCAACTGCAGCGCGTCTTTCAGCCCGCGAGGCCAGAAGCGATTCTCGTAAACGATCTGTCCAAACCTGTCGTCCACGGCGTCCCATGCCTCCTGCATGCGCTCGCGGAGCTTTTCGGGCGTCCAGTTCTTTTTCTGCGCCTCTTCTAAAAGGTTGTGAGCCATCAGGTAGAAGGCTCCAATCTTCATCTTCGGCACCCAGAATCCAAGGACGGGCCATACGCCCGCCTGGAGTAAAGCGCTTGGCAGGGACTTCGCCTTGTCCCAATTGGTGCCGCTGTTCCACGCATTGATTGCCTTCCGAATCGGACTCAGCTCCAGAGTCGATGGGGCGAGCCTTCCTCCAGATCGCGCAATCCAATCGGCCTCCTTCTCCATCTCCGGATAGGTGCCGGGCTTCATGTACTCGCGGGTGGCCTTCCATCCGTTCTTGATGGTCCGGACCAGAGACGGCAGGAGAGCGATTCCGGCCAGAGCATTGCCGGCGGCCTTGACGGGCTTGCCTTGGAAGAGTTGCTCGACACCCAGAGCAACATCAGAAGCCGCCGCGTTGACGGTCGTAACCGTCGCGTGGAAGGCGGAGATGCCCAACTGGAGGGCGTTGAGGTTGTTGTTAGCCCAGCGCAGCGCGTCGAAGATGGCAGACCGGCCCGCGAGTCCCTTGGAGACGAAGTTGTTGAATACCTTGGCTGCATCAGCCGGTGCCCAGTAGTGGCCGGTGATGACCAGAGCTTTGCCGCTGGCATCCTCTAAGTCTTCGATGGCAATGCTGGGGATGGGACGCTTGCCGCCCATGTAAGTCTTGTCGTAAGTCGCGTCCTCAACCTTCTGGTCGTCGATTGTCGTGGCCCGGCGCCATACTGTGCCGATCTTGTCGTCGAGCTTCGTCCATCCTTCAGGGGCATCCGCCCCAGCCCTTACAAACTTCGCCGTGCCTGAATCCTTCATCACCTTCAACACCTGGTGCGCCATGATGAATTGGTCCATCTCGTAAATCTTCATCAGCGCGCCGCTGACAGGGTTCCATGTTGCCGGGGTGAGCCCGATGTCGATGCCATCGCGCGTGGTGGGTATCTTCCGCTGCTTCCTGAAAGATGCCTTGCCTTCGAGTGGGCGCTTGCCGACGCCCATGAACTTCTTAATCTTCTTGCGGGCCAGGCTTGGGCGCTCCCACCAGTGGGCGAAGTAGTTATCGATCCAGTCATTGATTGGACCAAAACCCATGGCGTCGATGTAGTCCTTGCGCTCCTGATACGCCTTCTCAAGTATCCCGGCCAACTGCTGATCCTTCACACTGAGGTCGGCCACTGTCTTGCCGCCAACATGCTCCACAGCATCGGCAAAGGCTAGAAAGTCAGCCCTGGGGCGCTTGTCCCATGCGTTCGACTCCTGCTCCAGCGCAGCCAGCGCGCGGGCCATACGGCGGTCCATCTGGCCACGCTCCTCGCGCATGATAGCTTGCTGAGTCTTTCCGGGTGTGGGACCATCGCCAGCCCATTGGTAGATGCCGCCAGCCATGCCGGGGAATAGCTGGCTGACTGTGGCAGGATTGAGGAAGCCGAATGCGGAGAGGGTGCCGGAGTCGGGGAGGTTGGGTTTTACTTTTGGGCTGTCGCCAGTTCCCGGCCTTGGGCTGCTATTTCCTTCGGGGCTGGGTGATAGAAGTCCACTCCTGGTTTCTTGGGGTCCATTGGGTTTGCTCGAATCGATCCGTCCGCTAGACCGTCCTGCATCGTCTTCGCTAGATCGTCCCATGCCTGCTGTTCCTGCTTGCTTCGCATTTGAAACCGCCTCTTCTCCAAGCTTTTCAGTGTTTTCTAAGTCCTCAAGTTGCGCCTGCCTTAGTTGTTCCTCTGCGTTGGCTAGATTCTCCTTCGCCGCGTCGAGAGTCTCTTGCAGGAACTGTCGGTCCTCGGAGCGAGCTCGCCGCAAGTCCTGTTCGGTCTCTTCAATCTGACCTTTGAAGTGAGCCACAAGCCTTTGAGCGGTTTCGATCTCCTCCTGCTTAGGTGCGCGTGGGATGCTGCGCTTACTCGTACCAGGCGCGGTCTCGGTCGGCTTGGCGAACGCCTTTGGCGCAGACTTCAGCAGTTTGTCTATTGCTGCCGGAGAGTTCTTGACAAGGAACTTTCCGTCGCCGGGAACTTCGATGCGAATGAAGTCGTCCGGGAATGCCTCGGGGCGATGCTTCGCGCTTCCCGTCCCATTGTAAGTATCGTTCTTCTTGAGGAAATCCCAGTTCTCTTGCGTGTCCCGGTTCGATGCGGGATGGGCAGCCAGCCACGCCTGCTTCACCGGCTCCAGCGCCTTGATGAAATACTGTGACTGGTATTTCCATTTGTCCGCGTGAGGGCTGGGGAGAGAGTTATCATCAGGCTTTGTGAGCGGGATGCCCGATACCCTGACAGCGTGCTCCGCGTCGGCAATGCGACCGCGCAGGACAGATGCCTGAGAGCCAAGTTGCTGGCGACGGTTGCCGGGGACATCGCGCCCATTCAACTGAGATTCGATCTTGCTCAGTTCTTTCTTCCATCCCTCCAGTTCAGATGGCGGAGCGGTGTCGGGAGCGACGGCATCGCCCTCGGCCTTTGGAGCTTCTTTGGTTTTCGGAAGCAGATCGGGGTAATCCTTCAGAACCTCATCAGGGACCTTCAATCCCATCCGCAAGGCTGTCTTGACTGAATCCTCGTGGTAACTCTCATAGTCGCTGTTCGGTGCGTAGCGAGTGCCTGAGTCCTGCGATTGCCCAAGGGCCGCACGGTGGGCACGCTGGAAGGCTACCCACTCCTTCTGCGTTACCTCGTAGGGCGCTCCACCGTCCTTTTCAAACTTGTCGAGCGGCGTCTCGATCTTAGCCGGTCTCGTCTCACTTACGGCTGCTTTCGTTCCGCCGCCGGCCAGCACTGAGGCGGCATAGTCGTGCTCCGTTTTGGAGATGATGTACTCGTTGCCGTCTTTATCGGTGATCCGGTGAGACGGAACCTTGATACCGGCCTTTTGCTGGGCCAGCATCTCCCGATACTTGATCGTCTTCGGGTGCATCTCGTTTCCGGTGGGAACCCCGGCCTTGCGCATCGCGCCAATCTCGCGGTCTAACTTCCGCTCTGCGGCGTCGTCCTGCACCTGCTTAATCGCCGTGGCACCTCCGCCAGCCATGCGCTCATTGATGATCTCGCGGCGCGTGAGAACCTGCCCGGACTCGCGGCGAACCTGGGTGTCGAGGAACTTGTCCGCCTTGGCTTGGACTGCGCGCTTGAACGCCTCGCCCGGTCCCGCCTTCGGCTTCACTCCCATCGGGCTCGTCCCGGCCATCGGCGCTACCTGGGGCGTCGGAGGCTTGTAGAAAGAGGGCTTAGGTTTGCCCTTGAGTTGAACCTCCGTCTTCGAGCCATCCTTATTCGAGATAGACACAGAACTGACGGTGAACTTCTTCCCTTCCATCCCACCCATGCCGACGTACTTCTTGGCTGCATCTGGCTTCACATAGCCCAGGGTCGCATGAGGCTTGTAGTCAGGAAACGTGCGATCGATGAACTTGCCGTGCTGGTCCAACTCCTTCTCCAGCCGCCGCAGGTCCGCTGACTCAATCGCCACCACGATAGGCGCGGCTCCGTCCGAGTGCTCACTTGGCGGGAAGGATGTCACCTTGCCGAGCGTGGCCTCAAAGGGTGCTTGCTTCTCAAGGAACGCGCGCAGGCCGGTCGTATCGTCGCTGTCGATACCGTAGCGGATGGTGATGTGCGAGTCCTCTTCGAGTCCGCTACCGTCCGTGGTGTTGGTGGACGGCATGAGGTCGGCAGGATCGATCTTGGCGCGAAGTCTAGCCAGCGCCTTGCCTGCGTCCGAGTCCGGCGGGATGTCGGCCTGCGTATTGCCAAACTTGTACTTTGTGGGTTCGTTTTTGTCAGAAACTTGTGCGCTTGTTTCTGACGGCTTAGGCCTCGATTCGAGGGCTGCAAGCTCCTTTTCCAGTCTCTCAATCTCATCCTCGGCCATGTCGAGTTCGCGGTACTTGTACTCCTGATCGATGTCGGCCTCGTCGTTTTCGAGGATCATCAGCCGATTGCGAGCCTCTTGGAGTTTCCGCTTTACTTCTTCTTTGCCTTTGTCTTCCCCACCGCCTTGCTGACCCAGTGGCTTTTCTTCGCCGGCGGCATCGACATCTGGCTTTGGCTGGCCGGAGGCTGCTGCTGGTTTTCCGCTGGCGGCATTGGCCCCATCGGCTTCTTCTTGCGGAACATTCCCGCCACCTTTTGCTTCATCATCGGCTGCTGGTTTGCTGCTGCTCCCAGGTTTTGCATTGCCATTGGTATCTTCCTTTCCGTAGAAGAGCGTGTCGTCGAAATCAACGTAGAGTGACTTGCCGGGAGCCACATACGGAATATCCATCCGCTCGTTCTCGTCCGGCGTGACATTCACATCGTTGTCGAGGATGGCGCCGAAGTCCGGCCCTTTGATATTGGTCACTGGCAGGCTTCCCAGTCCGGCGGAGGCGAGGGCCTCATGCACAGCCGGGTTGTCAGCCTCGGCGGAGAAGATGACCACCTTCTGCCCTTTGGCGACGAGTTCCTTGATCTGGGCCACACGCTTGGGGATTGGTGCTCCTACCGGATGGGACTCGCCGGGAGCTGGCTGGCCTTGCTGGACGGGTTCGGGCTGCTGGCCTGATTCGCCGGTTCCTGTGCCACCTTGGGCCACTTCATGTTTTCCCCCTTGATTTGAGGGGCTTTGGGACTGGGATAAAACCTTGGCCTTCTCTGCCGCGTAGGCCGTTCCCCATGCCTCAGTGTCAGCCGGATTCACTCCACGAGCCAAGAGGTCGGCCTTGATCTTCTTGTATTCCTCGGGAGTCACTTCCCTCTTGGCAGGCGTCGCCTGTTCCGGCCTGAGCCTTTCCAGTGGAACCGCTGGCCATGCTCTCCCGTCGTCCGTCTTGACTCCCGCTTTCCGGTTCTTGGGATCAACGTGCGTCACAGTGCCCGACTTGGGGTTTCCCGGTACGCTGCCAGACATCTGAACCCTGTCGCCCTTCTTCGGGGTGTATGGCCCCTGCTGCGCCGCCTCATGCACCTTCTGGATCTTCGCTTCGAGTGCCTTGGCCTCCTC